CCATGTATCAATACCCCAACCATAACCATATGACTGTGCTCTTGGGCCAACAGGTTCAAAAGGTTTTATACTTAAACTACCACCTGTAGATACAGTTGCACTTGCACTACTAGCTTGTGTAATTGTAAATGTACTTGTTGTGGGTACTGTTATAACTTGAAAGTTTTTATCTTCAAAGTCAGAATTTTGATAACCTGTACCACCTGGTAATGTAACATTGTCTAATTGTATAATGTCTCCTATAGCTAAACCATGTGCAGATTTTGTAATTGTACAAGTTGCTGAATTATTTGTAGTAGCAATTGTTGCAGAAGTTAATGTAGTTTTAAGTGGAGTTATATCATGAAGTTGTCCTTCAAAATATATAAGTAAAAATTTATCTGTTCCTATAGCAACATATCTATTGCCATCTAAATCTACGAA